GTTTAGAGGCATTTTTTGGATGATAACAGGTTTATTTTTATTAATAATAACTATACATTGGGGTTTTGCCACAGGAGCCATATTGGCTGCTAGAACTAATTTAAGTATACCTCAATTTTTAATAATAATATTAATGATTAGATATTTTATACAGGCTTATGGACTTTCAAACTAACAAACAATATGGAGTAATATATGCTGACCCTCCTTGGTATTTTAAAACGTATAGTAACAAAGGAAAGGATAAAAGTCCTGAAAGACATTATCCTTGTATGTCTATCGCTGACATTATTCGGTTACCTGTTGACCGAATTGCTAAGGACGATGCAGTCCTTTTAATGTGGGTTGTAGATCCACTTTTAGACCAGGCGTTTAAAGTTATTGACGCCTGGGGCTTCAAGTATAAGACAGTTGGATTTACTTGGGCAAAAACGAATCGAACTAAAATGGGTTTCTTTACAGGTTTAGGTTATTGGACTAGAGCCAATCCTGAAATGTGTTTGTTGGCTACTAAAGGCAAACCAAAAAGAAAATCAATGGGTGTAAAACAATTAGTGGTACAGGAAAGAGGTCGACATTCCGAGAAACCATTATTACACAAAGAGATTGAAGCTCTTGTAGATGGTCCATACATAGAGTTGTTTGCTAGAAAAAAGCCATTTAAAAATTGGGACTATTGGGGAAATGAAGTATGATTGAAATGTTTGGAGTAGGATTAATGGTTGCCATTTTTATGGTAATAGTGTATATTATACCTATTTGGTTATTGAGAAAATGGAATGATGAAGACCCTAAATAAAGAACAAGCCCTATATTGTGCTAATATATTCAATGACTATTTTAGTCAGTTTGATAGAATAGATCAGTATATGAGAGATCAAAAGTTATCTCAATTAGAAACAAATAATTCTGCTGGTACATTATTTGATGATGGTCCTGAAGAAGACTTGTTTAATAGTGACATATCACCTGAAGAAATGAACTTTGAAATAAAAGAGATTACTAATGAAAGATTTGATAAACTTTTAAATATGGTTTCTTCACATACAAATATGTCAAATGTTCCAGGTAAGAACTTAAAGATAGTTGTAATGGAAACTAATACACAAAAGATAGTTGGTTTTATTAGACTATCATCTCCTGTAATTAATATGAAACCTCGTAATGAGATGTTAGGACAAGTGCCTGATTTAAAATCATTTAACAAAACTTCTATTATGGGTTTTGTAATTGTGCCTGTACAACCATTTGGTTTTAATTATTTGGGTGGTAAACTATTGGCCGCTGTTTGTTGTTCACACGAAGTAAGACAAAAGATGAATGTTAAATATGATATGAATATGGCCTTATTTGAAACAACATCTTTATATGGTAATAGCAAATCATCAAGCCAATATGATGGTATGAAACCATTTTTAAGATATAAAGGCTTAACTGATAGTGACTTTATACCTTTAATACACGGTAAACCCTACCACGATTTGGCTAAGTTTGTAGAAAACAATATAGGCAAATTAGTAAAAGATGACGCTTCAAGTAAAAAACTAAAACTTACTATGGCTATTATTGGTTTAGTTAAAAGAAGTTTAGATGGTACAGATTTAGAAAATTTTAACACAACTATTAGTAATGCTAAAAAACTTACAGAAAGAAAAAGATATTATGCTTGTAATTATGGTATTAAAAACTATATCAATATTGTAAATGGTACAGAAACAGATATAGTCAAAGATGAAAACTACGACAAACATAACCTAAATAATATTATAGAGTGGTGGAAAAAGAAAGCAACCAATCGTTATAATAATCTTAAAAATGAAAATCGTTTGAGGAAAGAACTTGAAATATGGTCACCGGATGCACAAATACAGATAATCAGATGATAACAAAAAAAGATTACGAAGAATTAAAAGATTATTGGGACTTCCAAAGAAAGGTAGAATACAATAAAGAGGTTGTATTTAATATGGCCGATTCTTTTGAGGGTCGTGTATATAATGATTTTGGACCTGTCAACCTTAATGATATGAAAGAATTGTTATGGATGAGGGTAAAACCTGAAGATTATGAAAATCCAAGAAAAGGTTGGGTGCCTATAAATGAAAAATATAGGTTTGAATGGGAAGGCGAAGCTAATATGCCTAACTTTGAAATAGATACGCCAAAAGGTGATAGAATCGCTTTAAAGGCAAAAGATATTAAAAGGTGGCAAGAGGCCTTTGAAGACGATAATGGAAATAATGATATATAATAAGGGTAAAATTGTAGAACGGTACCATTTTAAGCCACAGGAGCTTGACAAAATTAAGAATTTCTGTTATAATGATAACATCAAGTGGTACATATTAAAATATAGTGAAAAGGAGATAATGGAATATGAGCAATTTTCTAAAGGACATAATTAAAGAAACAGGTAATGAGTACGCTACACTTGTAAGTGAAGGCGTTGATAGCGCAGACGTAACAAGTTTTATTGATACAGGCTCGTATTCTTTTAATGCTTTGTTATCAGGTAGTATTTACGGTGGTATGCCTGGAAATAAAATCACAGCAATCGCTGGTGAAGCCGCAACAGGTAAAACTTTCTTTGCTTTAGGTATCTGTAAACATTTTTTAGATACAGACAAAGACGCAGGTGTAATTTATTTTGAATCAGAAAGTGCCATCTCAAAAGAGATGATTGAGGGTAGAGGTGTTGATTCAAGTAGAATGGTAATTGTGCCAGTTGCCACAGTACAAGAATTTAGAAATCAATCAATTAAAATTATAGACAAATATTTAGAACAACCAGAAGATAAACGTAAACCATTAATGTTTGTATTAGATAGTTTAGGTATGTTATCTACTACAAAAGAAATGGAAGATACGGCTGCTGGTAAAGAAACAAGAGATATGACTAGATCACAAATAGTCAAATCAACGTTTAGAGTTTTAACACTTAAATTAGGTAAAGCAAATATACCTATGATAATGACCAATCACACTTATGATGTTATTGGTTCTATGTTCCCACAAAAAGAAATGGGTGGCGGTTCAGGTTTGAAGTACGCCGCTTCATCAATCATCTACTTAGGTAAACGAAAAGAAAAAGACGGTACTGAAGTAGTTGGTAATATTATACATTGTAAAAATTATAAAAGTAGATTAACAAAAGAAAATGCTCAAATAGATGTCAAACTAACTTATAAAAAAGGACTTGATAAGTATTACGGTCTGTTAGAACTAGGCGAAGAAGTTGGTATCTTTAAAAAGGTATCAACTAGATTTGAAATGCCAGATGGTTCTAAAGTATTTGGTAAAAATATCAATGATGAGCCTGAAAAATATTTTACAAAGGAAGTATTAGATAAGATTGATGAATATGCCAAAAAGAAATTCAGCTACGGATCAGACGAAGAATAAAAAAAGATACGTTTTTGTTCAAAAAGAAGGTGACGATTTTACTTGTATAAAAATCGTTGATGGTAAATTTGAAAACGTTATCTATAAGTACGGCAAAGTTGGATTTGCTAGAGATGAAAATCCAGACGGAACGTTGCCTATGAAGTTTGATTATGATATAGTAAGTAATCCTAATAAGGCAGATATTGATTCACAAGACTTTATAGATTTTATTGGTGATATATTAATGGAACAATTGGAAAAACAGGTAACAGATGGCACCGTTGTCTTTGACAAATAACGAAAGAATAGAAATAACTATTTTAAGAAACTTCTTTTATAATGAGGAGTTTACAAGAAAGGCTTTACCTTTTGTAAAACCTGATTACTTTACAAATAGAATAGAAAAACTATTGTACGAAGAAATAGATAAGTTTGTACAAGAATATAAAAATCTACCTACAAAAGAAACCATTTTAATTGAGTTTGGCCGTAGAAAAGATATAAATGAAGAAGAATTAAAATTAATTAAAGAACTTGTTATTAGTTTTACAGATGAAAAGTCTGATTTACAATGGTTGTTAGATACAACAGAAAAGTTTTGTAAAGATAGAGCAGTACATAACGCTGTATTATCTGGCATTAAGATACTAGATGGCAAAGATAAACAAAGACAGCCAGAGGCAATACCAAGCATATTAAGTGAGGCATTGGCCGTTAGTTTTGACAATCATATTGGACACGATTATATTGGTGACGCTGAAAGTAGATTTGATTGGTACCATACAAAAGAAAAAAGATATCCTTTTGACTTGTCTTTCTTTAACAAAATTACAAAAGGTGGTGTACCAAGTAAAACACTAAACATCGCTTTGGCAGGAACTGGTGTTGGTAAGTCTTTGTTTATGTGTCACGTAGCTTCTAACTTCTTAACACAAGGTCAAAATGTATTATACATTACTTTAGAAATGGCTGAAGAAAGAATTGCTGAAAGAATTGACGCCAATTTAATGGACGTTACAATGGATGATTTACACGATATGCCTAAACAACTATATGATAATAAAATGGCCAAGTTAAGAAGTAAAACAACAGGTCAATTAATCATTAAAGAATATCCAACAGCGTCAGCTCATAGTGGTCATTTTAGAGCATTAATTAATGAACTATCATTAAAGAAAAGTTTTAAACCAGATGTTGTGTTTGTAGATTATTTAAATATTTGTGCTAGTAGCAGATTTAAAGGTGGTAATATATCTTCTTATTTTTATATTAAGGCAATTGCTGAAGAATTAAGAGGCCTAGCAGTTGAGTTTAATTTACCTATCTTTTCTGCTACACAAACAACTAGAACTGGTTACGTAAGTACAGATATTGGTTTAGAAGATACTTCAGAAAGTTTTGGTCTACCTGCGACAGCCGACTTTATGTTTGCCTTAATGTCTAATGAAGAATTAGAATCTTTAGGGCAAATGAAAGTAAAACAATTAAAGAATAGATACAATGATCCTGGTTTAAACAGAGCATTTATTGTAGGTGTTGATAGAGCAAAAATGAGATTATATGACGTGGAAAATACGGCACAAAATATAGTAGATAGTAACCAAACAAAAGAAAAGGAAAGTTATCCTACACCTGAACAGGCTTATGATAAGTTTTCTGATTTTAAAGTATAATGGTAAAAAAAAGAATACAAAAAGTAAAGTTTCACAAAGGTGATAGACGGCCTAATAATGAACAACCAAATCTTTCTTATGTAAAGAAGATGAAAAAACATAAGAAAGATATTATATGGGAAGTCATTGAAAAACCTAATAATAATGTGATTGCTCAATTCTTTTTTGAAGAAGACGCTTACAAATTAGTGAAGTTTCAGAATAAAAACAAGGTATGGGAGCCTAATGGAGGCATACCAAAATTCTTATGGGTAAGTGTTTAGTGTTATAAATATTAGTAAATAATTGATTTATATGGAACAAGTGATTATAGTAATGGGAAAAATGAGAGAGAAATGTTTAGTTTTAAAGGATTTTTTACAAAGGAAAAAAATACACATTTAGAACATCTGGAAGACGATATAATAAATCGTGGTTCAAAAGGTGGTCAAAATGCTATTAATTTTCTTAATTCAATAAGAGATATGCTAGCTGGTTCTTCCAGTAGTAAAGTCAATATGTCCGTCAAATGGGACGGAGCTCCTGCTATAGTCTGTGGTATTAATCCAGAAAATGGTGAATTTTTTGTAGGTACAAAGGCCGTTTTCAATGTAAATCCTAAAATAAACTATACATCATCTGATATAAGAAGAAATCATAGTGGTGAATTGGCTAACAAATTATCTATAGCATTAAGAGAACTTAAAAAATTAAACATATCTGGTATATTACAAGGTGACTTTTTGTTTTCAAAATCAGATTTAAAAACAGCAAAAATAGATGGTGAAAATATGTTAACTTTTACACCTAATACTATTACATATGCTGTACCTATTGATTCAGATATTGGTAAAAGAATTAAAAGAGCAAGAATGGGTATAGTATTTCATACATCTTACTCTGGTAAAACAATGAAAGATTTAAAAGCAGGTTTTGGTACAGTTTCCGGTCGATCTGGAATATCTTCCGTGTTTTTAGCTGACGCTGCTTATAGAGATGTAAGTGGCTCAGCTAAATTAACATCAAGCGAATTATCAACCTTTAATGCTAGAATAAGAATGGCTGAAGGATCTTTATCAAAAGCTGGTTCTATGTTAGATGAAATGGCCAAATCTTCGTCTGATGCATTATCTGTAGGTTTTAGATTAAAGACTTTTTTTAATCACTATATAAGAAATACACAAGGTAATATGGCTAAAGTAAAAACACTTGTAGATATGTTTGGTGAATATTATGAAAATGTTTTACAAGCAGAAATAGATAGTAGAAAGACAGAAAGTGGTAAAAAGAAATATCAGGATATTTTAAAAAAGAATATGGTTTATATTAATAGAAACAAACAAGCCTTATATTTTGCTATTGCTTCACACGTTACCTTACAGAATGCTAAAAATTATTTGGTTAATAAGTTAAGTGAAATACAAAGTATTGGCCATTTTTTAAGAACATCTACAGGATATAAAGTAACAGCTCCTGAAGGATTTGTGGCCGTTGATAGAGTGGCTGGTGCTGTCAAGTTAGTAGATAGATTAGAATTTAGTAGAGCCAATTTTACGGCTGAGAAAGATTGGGTTAAAGGTTAATGGCAAGCACAGGTTATATAAGCGAACAGAATTATCAAATTGCTAGAGGCTTGATAAAAGGAGCTTCTTCAATACATAAGTTTGGTGCGGTTCCTGCTATGTCAATTAATACGACAGGTACTTGTTGGGATAAAAATGATACTTTATATCCTTGGTCAGCATTTTCAAGTGCGAGTGTATTAACAGCACAGGCCGTTAATGCTAGTGATAACGGAAAGATTTTAACAGTTGAAGGTTTAGATAGTAATTACGAACCACAAACAGATACAATTACATTATCAAGTAGTGGTACAGCAAGTACAACAAAACAATTTTTAAGAGTGTATAGAGGTTACATTTCAACAGGTACAAACAATGTTGGTGTAATTGATGTAAGAATTGGCGCAACAACTGTATTGTATATTAATGTAGGTTTAGCACAAACTTTAATGATGATTTATACTGTACCCGCTGGTAAACAATTATTATTAACAAAAGGTGCTTGTACTTCACAGGCAAGTGCTGACGCTTCAGGTTTCTTTTATGTAAGATTTTTTGGTCAAACAGCATTTAGAATACAACACACATTTGAAGTTTCAGGTTCAGATGGTTATGAATATGATTTTACTGTACCATTTGCTGTACCAGAAAAATCAGATATAGATGTTAGAATACAAACAAGAAGTAATAACGGAAGATATACAGCCGCTTTTGATGGTGTGTTAGTAGATGTTCCACGAACAATGTACACAGGTAGTTAATGAATATTATTTTAATAGGCGGTCCAGGTTCAGGTAAATCAACTTATGCTAAGTTTATTACCAAAGAGTTTGATATAGAACACATTTATCCTGGTGAACTATTAAGAAAGGCAAAGGCACAAGGCGGAGAAATGGCCAAAAGATTATCAGATTTAGGTAAAGGTGGTTTTGCTCCTAATGATATTGTCTTAAAACTTGTAAAAGACGCCGTAGCAAAGGCAGATAATGGTTTTGTATTTGATGGTTTTCCAAGATATATGCAACAAGTAAGAGATTTAGAAAGAGAAGGAATTAAAATAGATAAAGTGGTTTATTTAAATGTAAGTCCTGAAGAAGTTATAAGAAGACTAACGGCTAGAGGTAGAGAAGATGATAAACCAGAAATTATTAAAAACAGAATTGCTTTATATAAAAAAGAAACTGGTCCTGTAGTTGAGTATTACAGAAAAAAACCAGGTTTTATAGAAGTAAAAGCTGAAGGCGGTGAACCTGAAGAAATAGCAAATAGAATTATAAAACAACTAAAGGCAAAACCATTAAGAGAATTTAGAGAATATTTAAATGAAGGTGTTTACGATCCAGGTATTTTTAAGGCCTTCTTTTTAGCAGGTGGTCCTGGTTCTGGTAAAACATTTGTAACAGCTTCTGCTTTTGGTGGTACAGGTTTAAAAGTAGTTAATTCGGATGCTGCCTTTGAAAGAGGTTTAAAACAGGCAAATTTATCTTTAAAAATGCCAGATGAAGAAGAATACTTTAGAAATATTGTAAGAGCAAAAGCAAAAATGACAGCTTCTACAATGTTAAATACTTATATAGAGGGTAGATTAGGTTTAGTTATTGACGCTACAGGTAGAGATTTAGACTTAGTACAAAGACAAGTAGGTATGTTAAGAAATATTGGTTATGATTGTTATATGGTATTTGTAAACACTAGTTTAGATGTGGCATTAGAAAGAAATAAAAAACGACCAAGATCAATACCAGAATACATTGTACAGAAAAGTTGGCAAGGTGTTCAGGCTAATATAGGTTCTTTTCAAAGAATTTTTAGTCCTAATAAAATGTTAGTTGTAGATAATAATAGAAGTGAACAAGAATTAGTAACTCAAACATTAAACACAGCGGCTAAATTTATTAGAAGTAGATTAAGAACCAAACCAGAAAACGGTATAGCATTAAGTTGGATAAGAAAAGAATTAGAGGCTAAAAAAAGATGATAAAATCATTTAAAGAAAAATTTAATTTAGTAGAAAGTATCATTGATATTCCTAGAAGAATATACGCACCAAAAGTATTTGATGATGCTGATACTGATAATCCAAAAATCAAACCTAGTGTTAAAGCACAAATAGATAAACAATTATCAGAATTTGAAAAAGAATATCCTATTATTAAAACAGGTTTAATCGGTTCTATCTTAACAAAAAGATATAGAAATGACGCTGATTTAGACATCAATGTATTGTTTGATGTGCCTGTAGAAAAACAAGAGGAAGAAAGAGTAAGACTTTCTAAAAAATATCTATCAGCTTCTAATCCAGATAATATACAAGGTCAATTAATACCTGGTTCTGAACATCCAATTAATTTTTATTTCATTACAGATAAGAAAACTTATGATGACCAAGAAGAAAAGGCTGATGCTGTATTTGATATTGAAAGTAATACTTTTGTAAAAAGACCTGAAGAATTTATTTTTGATCCTAACTTATATGTAAATGAGTTTGAAAGAAAAGTACAAGAATTAGATGTAGTTAAAGGTGAACTAAAAAGAGATATAATAGATTATGATGAACTAACAGAATTACAACCAAATGATGTATTAGATTTACAAGATAAGATAAAAGATAAACTAGAAGAAATAGAAAATAGTTTAGAACAGATTGTAAAAATAGGTGATAACGTTGACGCCGAAAGAAGAGCGGCCTTTGATACAGATATGTCGCCAGATGAGATTAGACAATATGGTGTTAAAAACAGATTACCAAAAAATGTTATTTACAAAATGTTAGAGAAGTATCACTATCTAAAATTCTATAAAAAATGTAAAAAGATATTAGAAGATGGTATTGTAACAGACCAAGAAGTTGATAGTTTAAAAACAGAAGCAGTTTCATTAAACGACATTAAAATGGCCGCTAAAAGGTGGTCTAAAGGTGTTGTTGATAAGATTAGAAGAATGGCAACAACTTCTAAAAGATATGAATACGCTGCTAAAGTTTTACAAGATGTGATTGATAGAAAGAAAAAAGAAAGATCAAAAGAAGGATTACCTTTAAGACACGACATAGGTTACTATGCGGCTGCTGTTGCTGATACTTTCCACGACATTAATCCTAAAAAATTACAAAGTATGGTACACGAAGAATTTTTACCAGAAGCCAAGTCAGTAGCATTTACTTTTGGTAGATTTAATCCACCTACTATTGGCCACGAAAAACTAATTAAAAAAGTTAAATCATTATCTACAAATGATTACAAAATATTTTTAAGTAGATCACAAGATAGTAAAAAGAATCCATTAAGTCCAAGAGATAAACTAAATGTAATGAAAGATATGTTTCCGCAACACGCTAGAAATATAGAACTAAATCCTACCAATATGGTTTTAGATTTAGCTACTGATTTATATAACAAAGGTTATACAGATGTAACTATGGTAGCAGGTAGTGATAGAGTAAGAGAGTTTGAAAACATATTAAAGAAATATAATGGCCAAAGAAACAGACACGGTTTTTATGACTTTGATAGTATTAAAGTTGTATCTGCTGGCGAAAGAGATCCAGACGCTGAAGGTGCTACTGGTATGTCAGCAAGTAAAATGAGATCAGCTGCTGAAAAAGGAGATGAAAAATCTTTTTCAATGGGTGTACCATCAGGTTATAGAAAAGTACCACAACTTATGAAAATGGTAAGAAAAGGAATGAACTTAGCAGCCGCTTATGGTGGATTAATGCAAGTTTCAGGTGCTAAACCAATAGCTAGTTTACAAGAGTTTGAACAAAATCAAATAAGAGATTTATATGTTAGAGAAATGATCTTTAACATAGGAGATAAAGTAGATTACGTCAAAGAAGACGTACAAGGAACAATAAAAAGAAGAGGTACAAATTACGTTGTACTAGAAGATAATAATAACAATTTACACAAGGCTTGGATTTGGGACTGTATTCCAGTACCAGCAGATAGAGAGGCCGAAGTGAGAGAATATAATTTAGATGTAGATTATGGATTTGAAGCCGTATCAGAAAAGAAAGAATACGGCCATACTGACAGTTTACCACAAGATAAAGATGTTGGTAAAGTAAAAGGTACACAACCTAAAAAATACTATAAAGATTTATCAAAAAATGTTAAATCAAAAAGAGCGGCTCACTTTAAATCACAAGATACAGAAAAAGGTCCATACAAACCAGCGCCAGGTGACGAGAAAGCAAAAACTAAACCTAGTAAACACACACAAAAATATAAGAAGATGTTTGGTGAATTAAAACAGGATTTAGCGGATGCTTGTTGGAAAGGATATAAACAAGTGGGATTAAAAGATAAAGATGGTAAAAAAGTGCCTAATTGTGTGCCAGAGGCATATGATATAGGGCACGATTACGCTGAATACACAAATAAAATAACACCAGGTCAATCTGGTTATGACCCTAAATTCCAAGGTGGTTCATACAAACCAAGTGATCCAAAGAAGAATTTAAAACAAGTAGTAACTAATAAAGAAACTGCTGATATTACTAAGGAAGATGTTGAAAAATGGTCACTTTCAGATGAAACAATAGATAAATATAAGAAAAGATACGCTGAAGAATGGCGTTCTAAATTGGATGAAGTAGTGAAACGAATGATGGAGAAGATATAATGTTAAGTTTTACAGACTATAAAGATAAGATTAGTAAATCGGTTATGTATCATGTTGAAAATAATATACCGTTTGCTGAAAATATCTATAGAATCCATAGTGAAGAATTTTATAGGTTGTTTAGAGAGGCTAGAGAGTTATTTAAAGAAGGCCTTTTGACTGAATTAAACGATTGGGATAAACAACTATTAGAATCTGATATTGGTGAGTTTGGTATTTACGAAGATCAAAAAGTACCACTTGATATACCAATTGAAGAAGAAGAAAAAAATCCACCACTTAACAAACCAAAAAGAGGTGGACCTAAAAAATTTTATGTGTTTGTCCGTGATGGTGACAAGATTAAAAAAGTCACTTGGGGCGACACAACAGGATTAAGTGTTAAACTTAAAAATCCTGAAGCAAGAAAAAGCTTTGCTGCTCGTCATAGATGTGACCAGCAGAAAGATAAAACTAAAGCGGCATATTGGGCGTGTAACCTACCACGATATGCCAAGTCTTTAGGAATGTCAGGCGGCGGTAATTTTTATTGGTAATGAAAGACTTACTAGATTATTACAAGCCGTTTGAAGATTTTGAAAATAGTATTTACAAAAATATATTTACTAGAGTCTTTAAACAAAATATTAAAGACAAACAATTGATATGGCACAAAGATCGAAAAGATCGAACTGTCAAAGTGATTTATGGAACAGGATGGAAACTACAATATGATAATGAGTTACCTACAGAATTAGAAATAGGTAACAATTATTATATTAAAAAGGAACAGTTTCACAGATTACATAAAGGTAATTCGGAACTGAAACTGGAGATAAAAGAATATGAGTAAGACACTAAAAGAAATGAGATTAGATTTACAAGAAGCGGAAGCGAGTAAAACCGATCTACAATACGTTAGAGCAAAAACTGCAAACAACAATCATTTTGAAGCAAGAAGATATATTGCTGATAAAATTTTAAGAGATAGAAAATTAGCAGATGCTTATAAAGCGTTAGAAATGGTACACGACAATTATGGTTCAATTATTGGAAATGACGCTATACAAATTAGACAAAGATTAGAAAAAACATTAATGAACGATTTGAAAAAAAAAATTAAAAATTGGGACGCAATTTATTCGGCGTTATAGGAGAAAAAATGAGTAGATATAGAAACACAATGTCTGAACTTTTAAAACAAGTTAGAGGCATTAAAGAACAAGATGATAAAGACCACGAAGTTTCAATGGCTCGTGGTGAACTAGAAGCTATCGCTGATAAAGCAACTCAACTTGCTTCAATGTTACAAGGTAAATCAGATGAAGGCAATCCTTTAGAGGCTTGGGTACAATCTAAAATTACAAAAGCAAAAGACTATATCAACTCCGTTTCAGATTATTTAATGTATAATCCTGATATGAAACAAAACGAAGAACTACAAGAAAAAACTTATGGTTGGACTTTAGTTTCAAAAGCAAAAGACCTTGCTAAAAAGTATGCTAATAATTACACAAAAGCTGTAGATGAAATAGAAAAACTAGAAAAAGGTTTATCTAAAAATCCTACAGTTGAAAAAGAATTAATGAAATATAATGAAAGTTTAGAAGAAAAATTTACAGTACAGATTACTAAAAAAGACGGCACTACTATGGAGTTAGGCAGATACAATACAGCTGCTGAAGCACAAAGATTTGTTGATATGTATGGTAAAGGTGCTAAAGTAAAAAAAGAAGAATTTGAATTAGAAGAAGCAAGTTTAAAAGACATATTTACGGCCAACCAAGAAGGCCAAAAGGCAGATGAAATTGCTAAAAAATTAAAAATGTCAGTTGCTGATGTTAAGAAAATACTAGGTGAAGAATCTTTAGATGAAAAAACTTATGATGACAAAGAAATAGATAAGTTTCATACAGATTTAGACAAGATAGTACACAAACATTTTGGTCATAGTTCAAAAGAAAAAGAAAAGATGAACGAAAAAGTGGCCGCTAGTATTATAAAAGACTTACAAAAAGCTTATGCTGATTTAAAAGGTAAAACTATTTCACCTCAAATGGCAACTAAAATATCAAAACATTTAGACCAACCCTCATATGATTTAAATACTTTAAGACAGTTAGTAAAAGCTAATATACCTTTTATATCAACACTTGCTAGAAATAAAATTTACAAAAAGACAGGTAAGTTTGAAGATTTAAAAGAGGAAGATGGTGTTGAAATAGCAAAGATAAGAGCTGAAAGAGATAAAGATGATAAAAAAGAAGTTGCTTCAAAAGAAAAAGAAGTAGCGGCTCTAAAAGATCAAGTTGCTTTATTAAAAACAAAATTAGAAAATGAAAAACATAAAGCTATCAAGCCAGAACCAAATCCTGAAACAGGTGAAGTTCCACTAACAATTGGTATTGCTAATAAACTTCTTAAAGATAAAGCTGAAAAAGAAGCTAAGAAAAAAGAAGATATGAAAGAAGAAATGAGATTATATATTGAGTCAATTGCTGCCGTTAAAAATAAGGCAGAAAAAACAGGTATGCCTTACTCAATATTAAAACAAGTTTACGATAGAGGAATGGCCGCTTGGAAAGGTGGACACCGACCAGGTGCTGGCCAAGTCCAATGGGCTCTTGCTAGAGTAAATTCATTTGTAACAAAATCCTCAGGAACTTGGGGAGGCGCTGACAAAGATTTAGCCGCTAAAGTAAAAGGGAGTAAATAACAATGACAAGATACTTACAAAGTAAGCCTGGTAGTATTGAAGAAGTAGCTGCTAAAATGTCAAAGTACGCTGCTGAATCAGAATATCAGCAAATGTTTAAAAAAGAATTAGAGAAAACTGGTAAAGGTATAGGTTCAATGACACCTGCTGAAAAAAAGGCTTTCTTTAATAAAATAGATTCAAAATACACTGCTAAAAATGAAAAGGTAGATAATCCTTATGCTGTGGGTATGGCTGCTGCTATGAAAGCAAAGAACGACAAACCACCTTTAAAAAAATCTACAATTACTAAAGCACACGATATTGCTAAGTCAATTGAAAAAGATCAAAAAAATGAAACTCATTCTTTTATGACAAAAGATATGAACAAGAGTAAAAAGGATGCTAAGGGTGAAAAAGAGATTGTTGATCCAGCTCCTAAAATGAAGTTTAAAGAAGCTTATAAAAAAGTTAAAAAAGAAGCTATGAATACTGTTGGTGACGCTACGGCCGATCAAGCGAATCAAAGAGTTGGTGAGGGTCCTAAAGAAAACGATCCAGACATTAAAAAATCAAAAGCAAAGGCAGATACAGGTTCAAAAGCTACTCCAGTTGATACTTCACCTGAAGTTGAGTATAAAAATTAATCTGTTCGCTTTTTGTTCTATCTAGCTGTGTCAGAATGACACTTGACTTTTGGCTAGGATATGATAGTATATAGATATGGAAAACACTATGAAATCAAGAATTTACTGTGATATGGATGGAGTCCTTTGTGACTTTGCCAAAGGTGTTGAGAAAGTTATAGGTAAATCTATAACTCAATGGTCTTACGGCAGTAAATCTGAAAAATGGGATCAAATAAAGGCAACACCAAAATTTTGGCATACACTTCCTTGGATGGCAGGCGGTAAAGACCTTTGGAATTTTATTTCAAAATATAAACCACATATCTTATCAGCATACGTTGAAGAAAGCTTTGATCCAAATTGTATACCAGGTAAATCACATTGGGCAAGAACTAATTTAGGAATTGCTCCAGGTAATGTCAATCTGGTAAAAAGAGTACAGAAACAAAACTATGCCAAAGTGGCAGGCCAACCTGCTATTTTAATTGACGATTACAAGAAAAACACAGATCAATTCACACAAAAAGGTGGTATAGGAATACTACATACCACTACTTCCAATACTATTAGAGAACTTAAAAAACTAGGTTTCTAGTATCTATTCTTATAAATAGTAGAGTTATATAACAAATATTAAATTTAAGGAGAGATATATGTCTTTATGGGGAAATGATATAAAGCCTAAAAATCTTACAGACGAAGAAAAAAAAGAAGTCTATGCAACCTCTCAAGGTTGGGTAAGAGAAGCTGGCTCAGTATTATCAGGTAATGGTAATCCAAATGCAGATCCAGAAGTATTAGTAGCAATCGGCGGATTAACTACAAATATGGGTTCAGCAAATATCACACAAGTAGAATTTGTAACAACATCAATCGGCGAAGCTGCTGGTGGAAACATTGACGTTAGAGTAAGATTTAACGAAAGAGTTGACATTACAGGAACACCACAAGTAACAGTAACTAATTCACAAGCTGGTGG